ATGATGGGTATGGCAGCCTACGGAGATCCTGATTTGTATTTCGATAAGGTATCTGAGTATTTTCCTTCTGTATACGAGCAAACATATAATTTTCATAAAGGCATCTATGACTGGGGCCAAGAGATATCTAAAGACGACAAATTTCATATCGCTGCAGCAGTTCAAAAGGTATATGAAGATAGGCTCTGGGATTTCATCTACATCGCCCGGCAGGAGTCGTGGAGCGAGAATCTAGTTTTTGCTGGAGGCTGCGCTCTCAATAGCAAAGCAAATACTCTTCTTCATGACATATTTCCTAATGTGTGGATTATGCCTAATCCGGGAGATGCCGGGTCTTCTCTAGGTGCTGCAGCAATTGTTCACGGTAAGAAACTTGACTGGCAGGGGCCTTATCTGGGAACTAATATCCCCGGGGAATATCCTGTAGATGAAATAATAAACGCCCTTATCAAAGATAAAGTGGCACCAGTAGCTATTGGAAGGGCAGAGTATGGACCGCGCGCTCTTGGCAACCGTAGTATTCTCGCTGATCCTCGCGATCCTGGCATCAAGGATAAAGTAAACAAGATTAAGCAACGTGAGCTGTTTAGGCCGTTTGCTCCGGTAGTTATGGAAGAGCATGCAAGCGAGTGGTTTGATATGGACTACGCGTCTCCATATATGCAGTTCACCCCTAAATGTTTAAAGCCAGATCTAATTCCTAGTGTTGTCCACAAAGATGGAACTTCTAGGGTTCAGACAGTAAATAAGACTCAGCACCCCGGCCTATATTCTGTTTTAGAGAAGTGGTACAAGCTAACAGGAGTTCCCGTGCTGCTAAATACGAGCTTAAATATAAAGGGTCAGCCCTTACTAAATGATAAAACTGATTTACTTATCTGGGAAAATCTATATGGAACTAGAGTTATAACTGGCAAAAGTTAGTAAACTTACTCTATGGACCTTAGCTCATTTGAAAATAGCGGATTTAAAGCAACCGAGATAGATACTGGTATCTATCTGGTAGAAGACTTTATTACCGAAGAAGAGCGTTCTTATATCTATGATGTAGCAGAATCAGCGACTGAAGAAGACTGGTGCTATGGCTACATGCAGGGCCTAAAGGTACAATCTATGGAGAAGTATGGTAACGAGGATTACACGCTTTTCCCTGATATACCTTTCAATGAGTTTTGGGTAGATAAGACGCTCACACTACCGGACGAAGACCTATCCGATCGATTGACAAAAAGAATGTCAGCATTCTTTGATCCATCTTATTCTTTAAGAAATTTTTCTAACATACAGCGACAAAAGCCAGGAGTAGCCCTACCAGAACACCACGATAGAGGGTACGACGATAGACTCCACTATGCATCTGTGACCTATATCAACGATAACTATCTAGACGGTGAGCTCTATTTTCCTGACAGGGGCCTATCCCTTAGGCCACCGGCCAAAAGCCTGATCATATTTTCTTCGGGTGAAGAATACATACACGGGGTTAAGCCAGTTGGAGATGGCCCAACGAGGTATGTAATCACTTCTTTTGTTTGGACTGAAGATGGTGTTGTATAAAATTACTGTGCTAGGGTGGTCTCATGATAGAAATTACTTATCGCAGTGATATGACCGTGAATCTAATAGATTCGATGGCTAGTGATAAAGCGGTGGCAATGGCCGCTCGCGTATCAACTGGTGCGGAAACTACTGATGATACATCTAAAGATGTGGGTCTCATCAACTATTTGATGCGTGACCGCCACGGTTCTCCGTTTGAGCACAATGCTTTTACCTTTTTTATCGAGGCACCGATTTTCGTGTTCCGTGAATTCATGCGTCACCGCATCGCCAGCTACAACGAAGAATCTGGTCGTTACAAAGAGCTCAGCCCTGTTTTCTATACTCCAGACATATCCCGCAAGTTGGTCCAGGTTGGTAAGCCTGGTGCCTATACATTTGAGGATGGCGATCAGGAGCAGTACGAGGCCGTGGACAATGCTGTCTTTGTTGCATCAGAGGATGCCTATGCTCGCTATCAAGATATGTTGGACGAGGGTATTGCCCGCGAGGTTGCCCGTATGGTGTTGCCGCTAAACATCTACTCGAGCATGTACGTTACTATGAACGCCAGATCTCTTATGAACTTCCTCAGCCTACGTACTAGCCGTGAAGGTACTCACTTTCCTAGCTTCCCTCAGCGCGAGATTGAGATGGTAGCGGAGAAGATGGAAGAGTTCTTTGCTGAGAAGATGCCTATTACTTATGACACCTTTAATAAAAATGGAAGAGTTGCACCCTAATGTCTTTAAATGATTTTGAAAATGTTCCTGATTTAGATGACGTAATTGTGTCAAAAATTGGAGCGTCCGTACGATCGGCTATGAGCGCTAAGCAGAACCTCCAGAACTCTATAGCAGAGGCTATAGATTCTTCAACTAACTTTGGCTATGAGCTAGGGGCAGAAGACATGAAACTCAAGCTAATACAGGCCTTTGAAGCCGAAGATAGCGCCTGTGTGGGCTGGGCTCTAGGGGTAATAGAATCCGCGGTAAACTAGTACTTCATCATTACTAGGAGCGTCTTATGGGTATGCCTGAGAGAGTCAGGGTTGGTAGCCAGTGGTTTGACGTAATTGAGCGCTCTCGCAAAGATGATGGCATGCTTAATGATGGCACTTTTGGTTATACGCTTGATACTGAAAATCTGATTGTTATTGATTCAGAGATCGCTCATAGTAGAAAACAACTGACACTCTGGCACGAGCTTATGCACGCAGCTAGAAACGTATACGACACCTCCGTTGTCCCAAAGAAAAGCGATAGCTTTGATGCCTGGGAGCACTTTTTTATCGGGATTTGGGAAGAATCACTCCTGGTTCTATTAAGAGATAATCCAAAGCTTTTAGAGTACCTACTGTCCGATCACTAGGTATTTTCAATATAAGGTAAAATTAATCTATGCCTAATCTAATCCCAGAGGAACAAGAGCTAGCCGATGCTTTGCAGCTCATTGCTGACAAGTACGGCAAGTTCAACGATGACAACACTGGCATCTGGGCTGGCTACACTCCTGCTTCTGAGAACGAAGAGAACGCCGCTATTGGTGTTAAGTGTGGCAACTGTGTGTTCTATAACGCGCCTAATGGATGTTCTATCATTGTTGCTGAAGTTGAGGATGGTGGGTTGTGCCGCTTTGCTGTTCTTCCTGATGGCTCTGTAAATGCAAGCGGTGGGGCTGGAGCGCCTGCTGAAATTTTAGATATGGATGAAATTGAATATCCAGAAGATTCTGTAACCGCAACCGCTGGTTCAAAACCTGCTCCTAAAAAAGATCAGATAAAAGGTTCTAGCAAAAATAAAGCTGGCTCTGCTGCTAGCGGTAAGGGTGTCGACTTTACCGAGGCAATAATTAAGTCACTAGAAAATAAGGTCTCTGCCCACAACGAGAAGGCCCCTAACGGACGTAAGGTTACTCTTGCTAAGTTGAAGGCTGTTTATCGTCGTGGTGCTGGCGCTTTCTCTAGCTCACACCGTCCAGACCAAAACCGCAACTCATGGGCTATGGCTCGTGTAAATGCTTTCTTGCACCTAGTCAAAAGCGGTAAGCCTAAAAACTCTAAGTACACAACAGATAATGACCTGCTTCCTAAGATGCACCCACGCTCAAGCGAAGCCTCTGCGATGTCTCCTGTACTTGCAAGCTTAACTGCTGCACTAAATTTCGAGTACGATCTAGAGAACGATTCTGAGGACCTAATAGAGCCTTGGCTTCAGTAAGTCATTAGTTACTTTTTACCTGAGGTTGTGCTAACCTCTAGTAATGATTATTGGACTAAGCGGTGTTGCAAGATCTGGCAAAGACACGGTTGCAGATCACCTTATAAAAAATTATGGGTTTACAAAGGTGTCTTTTGCTGACCCTATTAGAGAGTCTCTCCTTAGACTAAACCCCACAATCTCCGTGGCTGGCCACTATATGTCCCTAGCTACTGCGGTCCGGCTTATTGGCTGGGAAGAATTAAAGACTCAGAGTGAAGACATCCGTGAGCTCATGCAACGAATGGGGACCGAAGTCGGTCGTGAAATGTTTTATGAAGATATCTGGGTTGACGCTGCCTTAAATAAAATTACACCTGACATGAAAGTAGTTATTGCGGATGTTCGATACCCTAACGAAGCCGATGCTATTCAAAAATCTGGTGGAAAACTTTGGCGCATAGAGAGACCGGGGGTAGGCCCTGCCAATGGGCACCCTTCGGAAAGTGCCTTAGATTTATATAAATTCCGCATAAGACTTGCCAATGAAGGCACCTTAGAGGATCTTTGGAAAAAGGTTGATCTAGAACTTGACAAATAGTTTTTAGCCTCCTATAGTTTAGGTATGAATAAAAAACTGATTGTTGGAGCCTTAGCTGCTTCACTTACACTAACCGCTGTTCCTGCCTATGCTGCCGTATCTTCATGGGGTCTAGACCGCATTGATGGTGCCGTTGACGGCAACTACTCCGCGTCACTCACGGGGGCTGGCGTAACTGCCTATGTTCTAGATACTGGTGTTGCACTTACTGACCCTGGATTTGGTGGACGCGCTTCTGGCGATGTTGATTGCCACGGGCACGGGACTCACGTAGCCGGGATCATTGGCTCTTCGGAGTTCGGAGTTGCCCGCGACGTAAAAATTGTCTCTATTAAGGTGACTGATTGTAAAGGTGCTGCCTACCCTAAAGACGTGGTTGCTGGTATTGACAAAGTAATTGCTATGAACAATGGCCCTGCAGTTGTAAACATCAGTGTGACTGTTGGCAAAAGCGCCACTGTAGATGCCGCTATTGATCGTCTATACGCTGCTGGCATTCTCCCAGTAGTTGCAGCATCAAACACAAACACTGATGCATGTAGATGGAGCCCTTCTGGTACACCTAATGCCTTTACCGTTGCCGGGATTAATAAGAATGATCAGCGCACTACTAGTTCGGCTTATGGTGAGTGCGTAGATATTTTTGCTCCAGGTGGTTTGATTAATTCTGAAGACTGGGCTAGACCTAGTGCCTACAAAACCATGACCGGAACCTCAATGGCATCGCCTCACGTTGTTGGTGTTGCTGCTTTGTATCTAGAAAAAAATCCAACCGCTAAACCATGGGAAGTTGCCAAGGCGCTACGTGATGGTGCACTTGCTGGTGCAGTAATAGATGCAAAGTCAATCAATGGTAACTACCTACTTAGCACTGCATTTCTTGGTGGCACTCCTGTAGTCAAGCCAGCACCTGCTGTAGTGGACGCACCTATGGCTATTAGTTCTCCAGCTAAAACCACTACTGTTCCTGTAAAGCCAACTGCAGTCTTTGCAAGTAAGGCAACCTCTGGCTACAAGCTCTCATGGAAGGCACCAACTAATGCTGATACTTCTGGAGTCATTGGCTACAAGATAGAGAGTAGTGCAAATGGTAGCGTTTGGACTACGGTGGTCACTACTACAACTCCTGATGTATTTGCAGATGTTTCAGTTGCTGGATACTACCGAGTTAGTGCAGTTGGGTATCTAGGAATTGGACTTCCAAGTTTGACCGTAAGGGTTAGATAATGACTAAGCAACTAGTAAACATTGATATTCCCCAAGATGATGTGTACCGTCTATTGACTGCACTCAAGCTTGCGGAGATTCACTACGGCAACACTCAGATGTGGGATGCAAGCGCGTACGCTAGCAAACTACACGTTCGTTTGAAGAAACAGATCTTTGATTTCGTGGAGGTAGAAGATGGCGAAGACGCTTAAGGGAACTATTAAAGATATGGTTAAGGGTGTTGAATCGGCGACTCGTGATCCTCTTGGTCGTTTTGTAACTACTGCACCTACC